ACCAAGGTCGTGCCCGTGGCGTTTGATGTGTCTGGGGCCAAGGCGTACCGTCTGATTACCACAGACCTGCTGAGGAAGATCAACGATGCCATCGGCAAGATGGGTCGTGGTTTTGATCTGTGGAGGCACTACAACGCCATGGGCGGTGAGGCTCAGGGAGAGATCATGTCCCGCATGACCGTGCTACGCATGTTGTGTGACAATCCAGAGTTGGTACGTGCGTCGGCTCGTCTGTTTAATGAGGACGGGGATAAGGGTAGCGCCTACGCCGACCACGTCGTACAGGCAGGGTGGCTTAAGTCAGTTCCTAAGTCACCTAAGTTGGACGCAGTGGTGGAATACGTTAAGGGAATACTTGATGAGGATACATCCAACAAGGTGGTGATCTTCTCCTTCTTTAGGCAGAACCTAAAGTTGCTGGAGATGGCACTGTATGACTCAACCAAGTGCGCCGTCTTCATGGGAGGCATGTCAGCCCACGAGAAGGAGCAGTCGAAGCGCAGGTTCGCCACTGACCCCGATGTGCGTGTGTTCCTGTCGTCCGACGCTGGTGGGTACGGGGTGGACCTGCCGATGGCAAACCATCTGATAAGTTATGACCTACCGTGGTCGGCGGGGAAGTTGGATCAGCGTGAGTCACGCATCATCAGGCTGTCCTCTGAGTTCCCTCACGTCACGGTCACTTCCTTTGTCATGCGGGGTAGCATCGAGGAAAGGCAGTACGATATGCTGCAAGAGAAGCGCCTCATCAACCGTGCCTTCATTGACAAGGGGTACGATGCCCGGGGTCAGTACGAGATAACTCTGGGTTCCCTATCCGACTTTCTGTCATCGGCAGAAGTGTAATGGAAGATTGCGAGTGGACTGTGGAAGACGAACATGCGTATAACCTGAGACTGGTAGAGGAATACAAGAGCGCCAAGGACTTGGCCGATTCCTCCAAGAAGAGGGCTGACGCTTTAAAGAAGGAACTTAGCGACCTTGTGGAGTCCGAGGGCTACGAAGGAGACAACGGACACCTGTGGTACGAGATAGGTGACTACAAACTGAAGCGTGAGCGTAGGGTGAGTAAGACGTTCGACTCAGATGAGTGTGGGGTATGGGCCAAGGACACCGGCCTGTGGGATAAGGTTAGTGAGGTGGTCGAACTTCTGAGTGAAGACAAACTGCTAGCCCTAGCATGGGACGATTCTGAAGTCCGTGAAGAAATCGAACGCTTCTACAAGGAGAAAGTGACGTGGGCATTCAAACTATGAAGCAACCAACCTACTTCCAACATCTCATGGAACGTGACCACTCTGACCTGATGGGCGAGGAAGAAGAAGAACTTGATTATCCGGGTAGTACCCCCCCGCGAAATCGGGGAGATAGCCCTATTCCGAAGTCCCGATTTGACAGTGCGCTTTCAGACGCCAAACCCAAGTACTACAAGGTACACGGTGAACTGCGTGAGTTCTTCCCCATCGGTGAACTGGCACGGTTGTTGCATCGCAAGGCTGTGACGATTAGGATGTGGGAGAGGAACGGATGGATACCGCACGCCAACTACCGCACGCCTGCCCCCAAGGGCGAACAGATTCCCGGCGTCGAGCCCAAGGGCCGTCGCCTCTACAGTCGGGAGCAGGTTGAGTTTCTGCTCACCGCCGTCGAGAGGTTCAATCTCGACAACCAAAGAGAAGCCGATTGGAACGGCTTCAAGACACACACCGTAGCCAACTGGCCGGTGTAACGAGAGAGATGAGAGAAGATTATGCCAATAGAATATGACGTTGACGTTGAGGAAGCCCCTCAGCAAGAAGTGCGAAAGATCATCCGGTCGGGATGGGGTGCTGTAGACACCCTAAAGCAGGAGGACGCCAACTATGCCGTCCGACTGAAGACCGGCAATGATCCCGTGCTCATCAAGTTCCTACAGGACGCCCCGTACGCCTCGTGGAGGCAGCACTGGGTCAACCGCCCCGGGCAGAAGTCCTTCGTCTGCCGTGAGGGTCTGGACGACCGAGGCTGCCCTCTGTGTGATGCGGGTAACCGCCCCCGTCCCCTGTTCGCCTTCAACGTGCTCCTTCTAGAGCGTGGTGAGGAACCAGTGCTCCGCTCTTACGAGGCGGGTACCCGGGTCATCGCCACTCTGAGGAACTTCAATGAGGACGACCGACAGGGACCCCTGTCCAAGCACTACTGGGCAGTCAGCCGAAGTGGTACAGGGCCACAGACCCAGTACAACCACCTGCTCATCAAGGAGCGCGATCTCAGCGATGAGTGGGGTATCATCCCGCTGACCTCAGAGGCTCTGGAACATTCGGAGGCCAAGGCGTACGACGCCGACATCATGCGAGTTCCTGCTTACGAAGACATGGTTGCTCTGGTCAATGAAGACGTTGGAGCGGTCTAAAAGCACTAGTGGGGGTCGGGGTCTTTTCCCCTCCTTTCGCCCCGGCTCCCACTTTATTTCGTCAATAGACGAGGTACGCGGGCTGGTTGAGGCCATCATCGCCCATGGGTCCTTTGCGTTTGACGTGGAGACCGTGGGGGTGCTGGCCCATCACCCTGACCTGACTGAGCAAGTGGACAGGCAGGTTGAGGAACACGTTAAGACTCTGGCCTCCGCTACGGACATAATGGTTGACCGCACACGGGAAACCAAGGAGCAGGCGATGATTAAGAACATCGCCTTGGACCCCAAACGCAACGAGGTCATATGGTTAGGTATTGCCACAAACGGTACGTCATGGGCCATCCCGGTAGGGCACCCGTGTGGCGAGGTCATCGTGCCAGAGGAACGTGGGGATGGTTCTACCGTCCCACCTTCTGGGTACCGCAAGATCCTAAAGAGTGGCGAAGAGTCGATGGCGAAGGCTAGGTACCACATACCGGCTAGGTTCAGTGATCCCCCTGACCAGTTGTCCCGAGCGGAAGTCTTTGAGGCGCTTAAACCGATATTCTTCGACCATTCGATAGTGAAGATTGGGCATAACGTCAAGTTTGACGCTCGCACCATATCTAAGTACTACGGAGAACTGCCGGTAGGTCCATTCCACGACACCATGCTGGCTCAACACGTTATTGACGAGAATATATCCTCGTTCAGGCTGACCTCACTGATTAGTTCTAACTTTGGCGACCATAACCCCTACTCCAAACACGGCAAGGTCGGTGCGGTGATTTCCACCACACCCTTCTCCGTGGCTTGTGAGTACGTCCACCTAGACGCCCGCTGGACATGGCTGCTCTACCAACAGTTAGTTCACACACTCACACTGCCACTCAGGCAGGTGTTCTCTCAGGATGTGTCAGTGCTGGAGGTCTTGATGGACATGGAGGACATCGGTATGCGAATTGATGTCGATGGCCTGACTGCTCTAGGCGAGGAACTGGACGCCAAGATGCGTGACATCCATTCTGAGATAACTGCTATCACATATCCCGGGTTTAACCCTGACTCTGTTAAGGATAAGCGTACGTTTCTATTTAGCAGTAAGCGAGATGGTGGGTTGGGACTAAAGCCCAACAAGAAGACTGAGAAGGGGCAGGCGTCTGTAGACCACGACTCCCTTAAGGCCATGAGCAGTAAACACCCAATCATTACCCTGTTTCTGGATTGGGCTGAGTACAAGAAGATGAAGAGTACCTACGTCGATGGCCTACTGGAAAAGACTAACAAGGGTCGCCTTCATCCGAACTTTCACCTGCACCGCACTGCCACCGGTCGACTGTCCTCGTCTGATCCCAATCTCCAGAATGTCCCACGGGATACCAGCATTAGGGGTCTGTTTAAGGCTGATGAGAACAGTTTGTTGATCGTTGCTGACTACGATCAGATTGAACTTAGGATCATGGCGATGTTCAGCAAGGACGAGAACATGCTGAAGATATTCGCTGAGGGTACCGACATTCACGCAGGCGCTGCGTCTCTACTGTTCGATAAGCCGGTGGAGGAAGTAACGAGCGAAGAACGCCAACTAGGCAAGTCGGCTAACTTCCTGACCGCCTATGGGGGCGGTGCTGGCAAGTTGTCATCAACCTCTGGTGTGACCCTAGTCAAGGCTAGGGAGATCATAAATCAGTACTATGAGCAGTTTAATGGTCTATCACTGTGGAAGCACAAGGTCGTGATGAAAGCCAAAAAGGACGGGTATGTCACTACCATCTCTGGCCGTCGCCGTCGTCTGCCGGACATCAACTCCAACAATGACGAACTACGGTCCAGAGCGGAGAGGCAGGCTGTCAACGCAATAGTACAGGGCAGTGCCTCTGACATCTGTAAGAAGGCCATGATTAAGGCACACCCACTGGTGAGGCACTTCGGTGGAAAACTGCTGGTGCAGGTGCATGACGAGTTGGTTGTGAACGTGCCCGATGATGATCGGGTAGACTATTATTCTGGGATCATTACGGAAGCAATGGGGCACGGTAAAGACCTTAACGAAGTACCAATAGTCGTATCAGCCCATTCTGGACGGACATGGTCGGAGGCAAAGTGACCGAAGAACCAGTATCTCTCTCTAAGAGAAACTTCTACTTGATGCTGTCCCCTCCAGACGGACAGGACATCGCTGTAAATCTGGGGTACTCGCCTTCGTCAGACGACGTGTACGAAGAAGAACAGAAGGACGTTCTCAGGAGTTGGTCTGTTCTCACCGAAGCGGGGATAGTAGAGTCCATGTCAGACGCAGCAGACTGGATGGCCGACGTTATGGTCAACGACAGTATGCTCCCTCCCGGCGACGCTGGCGAGGACATGGATGACATGGACATAGTGAATGTGGGCTTCGACATGGATCACCCAGAGAGTGAGAACTTCATGTCATTCCACAGCATCCCATACGGGGAACTTCGCAAGATGCACCAACAGATCAAAGACTCTACCTACAACACTGTTCTGGGTTGTTTGGTGTCTGCCGTGTCCAAGTTGTTGGACGAGGAACTGATAGAGTTAACAACTGTCTGAGAACAAGGAGTAACCATGAGTGACTGGTGGGCTGATCGCCTAGCGGGAAAAGAAGCGCAGCCTAAGGCTGCCCCGGTGGTACGGGTTGGTAGTACGCCTCCCATTATGTTCAACACTGTTGCACCACCCGCTACGGTGACGGAGGCCCCACCGACGCCACAGGAGCAGTACATGGCTACTCAGACGGCTGTGGACCCCAACGAACAAACGACTATGGGTGAGGCCATACGCTCTTGGAAGGGGGGTGAAGCCCACCGCAAGGAAGCAGGTAATACGTGCCCCGAGTGTGGTAGTGGTAATGTCTTCTCCCGCATGGCTAAGGGTGCAGGCTCTGGAATCAACGGGCATAATCCAGCCCCCCGCTGTTACGAGTGTGGCTGGAATGGGCTCTACGATCAGGGTATACAAGCAAATTGGATAATGCCTAACTAACAGAATAAGGATACTAAGTGTCTACGACTAGTTACGAGACGGTAGAAGAGATCGCACGAGCGGTTAACAAGAAGTTCGGTGACGAAGTAGTTGTACAGGGGAGCCGTATTTCGGAGGCTCTCCCCCGTATCACGACCGGGGTGCTGGCCTTCGACCTGATGTTGGGTGGAGGCTGGCCCGTCAACCAATGGTCAGAGATAGTGGGTGACGAGTCGTCTGGGAAGACAGCCATTGCCTACAAGACCATCGCCGCAAACCAAGCGCTGGACCCTGAGTGGACCGCCTTGTGGGTGGCAGCAGAGGAATACGTGCCCGAGTATGCCGAGGCAATCGGTGTGGACTTGGATCGCCTGTGGGTAGTGGAAACAAACATCATGGAGCAGGCATACGACCTAGTCATACGGGCACAGGGTAATCGTGCGGTGGACTGCGTGGTACTGGACTCCCTGCCTGCTCTGGTCCCCGGTGACGAGTACGAACGGCAGATGGACGAGTTCACTGTCGGGTTAGGTGCCCGACTCACCGGCAAGTTCTTCCGCAAGTCGGCCAAGGCTCAGAGGCGCTCCCTACTGGAGGAAGACCGAGGCTGCACCGGTCTGATTATCAACCAGTGGAGGGACAAGATTGGTGTCATGTGGGGGGACCCACGCACCACCCCCGGTGGCAAGGCCAAGAACTTCCACTACTTCAGCCGTGTGGAGGTCAAGAAGGACGAATGGCTTAAGGAAGGAAAGGTCGCCGTAGGTCAGACCATTAAGGGCCGTACTATTAAGAACAAGACATATCGACCACAGCAGCAGGCCGTGGTGGACTTCTACTTCGCTGACTCTGGTGGGTTCCATATAGGGGACTTCGACACGGTAAAGGACGTGGTCAACATCGCCATCGCCTGTGAGGTCATTACCAGAGCCGGTGCGTTCTACTCCTATAAGGACGATAAGTGGCAGGGTAAGGAGAAGGTGCTAGAGGCTCTCAGAGCCGATCTGAGCCTTCAGGACGAACTGCGAGACGAACTGATGGGTACCCTAAGTGAGTGACATCAACAAGCGTTCTAAGAAGCAGGAAGAGCGCACTGCGGACAAGTACAACGGTAGTAGAAACGTCATGTCCGGTGCTGGCTGGGTACGCAAGAACGACGTTAGAACTGAAGACCTGCTAGTCGAGAACAAGTTTACA